TATTTTTTTAGGTTCTATTTTTTATCTTTATTATGAAACCTGGTTGTATTATTATCCGTAATGATCTTAATGGTGAGGTCGAATTTGTGTCAGAACAAACAGAATGGCATGGCAAATGGGAAAAAGACATACTAACTTATGATGTTGAATACCATGATTCATTAAAATTACTATCTAAACGACAATTAAAGAGGGCAGTAAACCTAGCAATATCAACATGGAACTTTGAGATACCATTGAAATTCAAATCAGCATGGAAAACTCAAGCAGATATTGAAATAAGATTCAGAACAAAAGAGGAAGATGATTATTTTAAAAAGAAACCAAGTGTATTGGCTTATGCCTATTTTCCAGGTCAAGGTAGTGTATCAGGACAGGTAGTGTTCAATGCCTCATACATCTGGGATCTAAAAGGCAAGGGTATCAAGGGAAGTGAAGCCATAAAAAAAGGTCTAGTTGAAAATGCTCACCCAAATAATATTTTAAAAACATACAATATCTATGCTGTACTTATCCATGAATTAGGTCATACACTAGGATTAAAACATGATGTAACAGGTGCAAGTGATGGCAAAGATATAATGGATCCATACTATTCAGTAGAAAATTTAGACTTATCTGATCGTGACATATACAGAATCAGGGTAAAATATGGACAAAGGGTATGGGATAGATATAGATGGTATATGATCATAAAACGTTGGTTAAGTCTAGCCATTAGGCGTTGAACAGTATCTACATTATTTCATCTTTAATCATAACCATAGTGTATATTGTTTATTATGCCACAAAATAGAGATTTAAAACTCTATACAGAAGATCAGGTATGGAAGTTTGTTACACAAGCGATCACTAGAGTATTATATGACGCTATTGCCACACATGAAAGTCATGGTGAACACAGTATTGAAGTAGGGTGGCTAAGAGATTATACAGATAATATTGCAATAACATTTCCAAGAATAGATCCACCTGATGAATGATAAGGTATTACATTTTGTAGCAGGGTTCTTGTTAAGTATAACAGGGGTAATATTCTCACCATTATTATTACTAGGATTCATCTTTGCATTTGTCAAGGAATGGTATGATGGCTACACAGGTAGAGGTGTAGTAGAGATAAATGACATTGTAGCAACATTACTAGGTGCAATATTGGCAGTAGGTATTGTGTTTTGCTTAAAAACATAAGATTAAATATAGGAAGTATTTTTAGATAGAGTATGGAATTAACAAAAGATATGTGGGAACAAATGTCTAAAGAGTGCAAAATTAAACATGATAGTGATATGGTTGAATTAAATTACATGATTGAAAGTATGAGTGAGGAAGAATTACAGAATACTTTTTTATGTTATGAACTTATACAATATCCTTACGTTACGTGTGAGGAATTTAAAAAAATAGCACCAAGACCTGACAATCCACACTTTGAATTATTTAATGCCTGGAATGAAAAAATGTCAAGAATGATTAATCTTTATTATGAACAATATAATTATAATTAAGAAATAAATATAACAACATTATATGATAACTATGCTTGAATGTCAAAAATGTCACGAAGATAAAACAGATGTTGAAGTTAATGGTGTTTTTCAACTTTGTGAGAAATGTGAAGATCAAGTACATGAATTTATTGTATTTGACCAAAGAAACGTCAATTAACTTATTTTTTCTTATTAGTCATGGTTAGGAACAAAAAATGCTAATGACAACAAACAATACTTGGACTAATCTAAACAATGACGGTAGAAGATTAGAAAGAATTATCAAACTATGTGAAACTAACATATCAAAGGCTATGGGGGACAATCCATCACAAACGGATCATGATCTAGTGTTGGCATACATAGATAGATTAGTAAAGGCAACCACACAAAAAACTCATGTGGTCGATTTAGTTATGGGTATATCTCACTTGAGGAAGGTAGCAGAAAAGAAACTTGATCAGCCAAAGGTTATGATCAAATGAATATAGATGAACAGCCATTCCATCAAAACGTCAAGATATTAAAATCACTACTTCCAGAAGATATAGATGATGAGATTTCAGTAGATTTTCCACAGTATAGAGGCATGACGTTCAAAGAATTTTGGGAAGCACTACCAAGAAAATTAGAATACTTTGACTATGAGGAAGATATAATTAAAACACTAGAAACCAAAAAGAAAATCTGGATTAAGAAGGCAACAGGGCTAGGTGTAAGTGAGATATTTTGTAGATTCATAGCCTGGAATTGTCTTAAAGATGATGTATGGAAGAACAGTCAGGTAGATGTATCAGCAGTAATTATTACAGGTGCAAGTCAAGATTTAACTAACAAGATTATCGGTAGGATAAAGAATTTATTTGATTTAGAATTTAAGACCAAAGAATCACTTGTAATATTAAACGGTTGCAGGATAGAGGCATTTCCAACAATGAATCTTTCACCAAGCAGGGGGTTAAATCCATTTCTAGTGCTGTTAGATGAATGTGACTTTTTTCCATCACGTTACCAAGATGAGGCACGAACAGTAGCAGAGAGGTATATTCCAAAAACCAATCCATATATCGCTATGGTGTCCACACCTAACTTGCCAGGTGGATTGTTTCAGCGTATGGAAGAGGAATATGAATTGTTAAGCGATAAGGACAAAAAAGATTTCTATGTAATGAAACATCTTGACTATACGGTAGGGTTAAACAAGGTATTTGATCCAGAGAATATCAGAGTAGCCAAACTATCACCTTCATTTGGCAGGGAATATCAATTACAATATGGTATGGGTATAGGTGATGTGTTTGAAAATATTGACGCAATTATAGAGGAATATGATTTGAATGTAATAGGTGGTAGAAGTGGCTGTTATGGTGATCCTGCATTTGGCTCATCAAACTTTGGTGTATTGGGTGCAGAAATAAGAGATGATATGTTATACATTACAGAGGCTAACGAATTTCCAAGAGCTAGTCCATCATCAATGTTGGACATGATGGAAGATATGGCTCACAGGTATAATGACAACTGTAAGATAGATTCTGCTCATCCAGGATTTATTAGAGATCTTGAAGAAAGAGGAATACCTGCATTACCTATCAACTTTGGATTACAAATTAGGGATCACGAATCTGCGAACGTTCAAAGCCTAAGAAGCAAGATGGCTATCAATTCAGCCCAAATGGTCAAGATGGGTAAGGTAAGAATACACCCATCACATACAAAACTAATTGCACAGTTAAGATCAGCACAGTTTGACAAACGTGGTGGTATAGATAAATCTGAATTGAATTTTGATATTGGTGATTGTTTCATCATGGCGTGTTGGGATCTAAAAGAGTTTGACTATGGACACTATGATATTATGTCAAATAGATTGGTCAATCAAAATGATATAGATAAACCTAAAAGTAAGGGTGGCATTTCAATAAATACGGAAGTAGTAGAATGAACGATCCAAGACTAGCAGAATTTATTGTCAAGGCAACAGGCAAGACAATAGGCAGGTGTTCAAAGATAGAACTATCAACACTCTTTGCCAATTCATACGCTGAATATGTCAAATCATTTAATCAATTAAAAGACGGATATAGATTATACAAAGAGATAGAGGGCAAATTAGATAAGATTAAAGAGGAAATAAAAGACCTGGAAACAATACCAACATCAGTAATTACTACCATTATTGAAGCAAAGCCAAAGGAAAAAGTTGACTAAAGATTTTCATGTTTGTCCAAAGTGTTTTGAATTTAGAGGAACAAAATTTAAGCGTGAGGGGTGGATATTAGATTATGAATAAAGTGCCACAAACACAAGAGGAATTACTACTATTGTATATTAAATCAGTTGATGAATTAATAGATAATATTGAGAAAAAAGAAAAAGAGTTAATCAAAGCAAAGGATAATGATCCACAAACTGTCTTACATTACACAAGAAGAATGGTTCAAGATTGGTTCAGAAGCAAGGGTGGCTTACCGATACCTGATTAATTTATTCTATTATATAAAGAATATTTAAGAAATACATTATGTCCACCTTATTATTTAATTTAGATATTAGTTCTATAAATAATAGTGGTAGTGATTAATTGGCATACGGTCTTTATCTTATTATGGATCAGCCAAAATGGTTCAGGGGTGACTTTAGCAATACAAACAAACTGACAGGCACAATCTATTCAGATCAGAAATTTACTAGAAAAGCAGATTTAACAGGATATACAATTACAATTAGACTAACCAAGAATCATAGATGGGGTGATTATTTTAACAAGGTAGGAAGTATTGTTTCTGCAACAGGTGGCACATTTTCCTATGCAGTAGCAGAGAATGAGATACCACCACCAGGCTTATACAATGTCAAGATTGAATTGTCCAAGTCAGGAGCAAGAGAATCAACATTAAATAGACAGGAATTAATGGTAGTTGAAGGTGCAACAGCATGAATATTAATCCATTTAAAAAAAATCAAATAGTGGAATCTAAGACACCACTAGCAAAAATAGTAAGATCAGATTATCAACGTGAACAGCCAATACAAGTCACCTTTGAACAGTTGATTAAATATCACGATAGAACACCACAATTACAAATAGCAGTATCATCTTATTCAGAATTAATTACAGGAACAGAAATGAATGTCACCTGCAAGTCAGATGAGGCAACAAAAGTGTTAAACGAATGGATAAGAAATGCTGATTTCTATGACAAATTTGAAAACATGGTCACTACCTGTCTAATCACAGGAAACTCAATACTTGAAAAACTAGATGAAAATGACATACAAAACGTAGAGGAAGTGGATATGCAAACCATCATATCAAAGAAAAGAGATGAGTTTGGTGAGCTACAACACTATGAGCATAGAACAAATCATGGACAAACAGCAAAATTAGGTGAGGGCAAACTAGGCAAATTTATCGAATTTAACTTAACAAACTATTCTAAACAAGCATGGGGTAAGTCATTATTTTATTCACTAGCCATACCAAGAACAATAGGAAACAGAACAACACCACCATTAATTGAGGTCATGTGGTCAGTTGAGGATTCAATGTCAGCCATCATTATGAATAACGCATATCCAATTACAACAATTACATATCCTGGTGCAAGTGATTCATACCTTGAGAAAGAGGCAGTAAGATGGCAAAAATACAAGCCAGGTGACAAAAGGGTTCAAAAGATTAAACCTGACATAGAGTTCTTTGAAACAGCAGGTAACAGCAAATATACAGATTATATTGCACACTTGGAAAAGACATTTGAATTGGGAACACAATTCCCACACGATATCATGACAGGTGACTTTACAAGCAGAGCTTCATCTGAAACAACAGATAACATTGTAATGAAAAGGGTAAGGGGTTATCAGAGATATTTGGCTAACAAACTAAAGGTAGAGTTATTTGATAATATTTTAATCCAGAACGGATATGATCCAGAAGTAGAGGAATGTGATGTAGCATTTACATCACAGAACATTATCGAATTGGAAGTGGCACAGGTTAAGGATTTGACTACACAAGGTATTATGACGAAAAGTGAATCAAGGGAATGGTTAAGAGTCAATACAGGAATGGAATTGCCTGATGATGATGAGATTAAGGCAAGTCAAGACGCACAGGCAACAGTAGCCAAGAACGCACAGGACATTAAACAAGAAAGATTTATCCAAGAAAACATGAAACAAGTATCACAGGTAAAAGCAAAGCCCAAAATAAAATGCAAGATGTGCAAGGAAGGACAACACGCACTATGCACCAAACGAAGATGTGAATGTCAATGACCGAGTTCGACGATTTGACCAAAAGAATCTTGGACAGATTAGACACCTTTGAAGAAAAAATAGAGAAACTATGTGAACGACTAATGAAAGTCGAATATGAATTAAGTACGCATTTCAAAGAACAGGAAGATAAGCAATCAAACAAGGACAGGAAATTCTACATCATTATTGCAGGTATGGGTATTACATTTACAGCAGTAGAAATCATACAAAACATAATTTAATATAATTTAAATAGGGAACAAATAGCAATATAATATAGCCGTCATGGGATCATCTTGAGTTGTAGATTCTAGATATCTGAAAAAGATACCCATCTTAGGCTACCACCAAGACGCATTTCGTGAGAGTGCCATAGGTTGTTTCCTATCATTGAGGTGGTATTTTTAATCAATTTAGTCAAACTTGTTCAATAACAAATGTATAAATAGAGTATGTTTGGTAATAAAGGTATGAGTACAACAGAACAAGAATTAGCCTTTGAAAAAGAACTTTCAAGACTAAGAAAACTTAGAGATAATGCAGGAAAAAGCATTAAAGAACACAAAGAAAAAGTTGCTTTTCATAAAGCTAGATTAGCAACAGAAGAAAGAAGTTTGTTATTTGCAAAATACGCAGAAGAAAGATTAGCAAGAGAACTTCGTAATTTATGGAAAGAACATGAGGGTGAATGAAATAACACCTAAAACATTACAAAACAGTATCACTTGGGAAATTTTAACCCAAGAAGAAATCTGTCAAATCCTAGATTCAAAATGGGGAAAAGCAGGGTTAAAAACTGTCATTGGCAACATGATGGTTGCAGATAATAAATTAACCCCAAAACAGCACAGAAAAGTACATGGCTATGAAGGTGGTCTTTTTTAAAATGAGTAGCCTACCACCAGGAATCACAGATAGTATGCTAGAGCCTGATGATCCACCTTGTGGTAGATGTGGTCACGCTTGGTCAGATCACCTAGAGGAAGATGATGTTGTCTATAATTCCTATGGTGAAATAGCAATAGCCTGTAACATGAAGCATTGTGATGGCTGTGCAGGATTCTTAGATGATGAATACACACCATCATGGCAACCTGATACATACGAGGAATACTATGCCTAAATACCATACAAAATGTCCTAGATGTGGTGAAAAATTTCTAAACGCCTGGCAGGAATGTGACGATTGTATTCAAAACTTTTACCCAGAAACTTAATTTTATTTGACCTTAAGGGTTTATATTGAACTTCCTTTGGTAATAAAGGTATGAAACAAACATCACAAACAAAAGCAAAAGAAATATGCCAACATATTCTTAAAGCATACCCAAACAAATCACTCGAAGAATTTTTAGATATGGTCGAGTACCCAGCTTTTATGGCAAAAATACCACCACAAGTAATTATAGAGGAAGCACATATTGCTTATTGGAATCAATGACACCTAAAATCCTTCCATGCCATACTTACAAAGCTAGAGTATTGGCTAGACAGTTAGACCAAAATGACTATTCCCCAATGAGGTGTCAGAATTGACATTAGATACTGAATTTATCTGTGATGTTTGTTACAGAACATTTGATAAGTTATACAGGATTCCTACTGATGGTGGTCAATTCTGTGAAGATTGTCACGAAGAATTATAGACCGTTAAGCTTAACATAAAGCTTAATGGTTACTTTAACTTATTTTTACATACCATGACTAGCGTAAGACGTCTTATTCGTTATAGACTAAAAGAACGTAGATACGTCATTAGTCTATTAATTCTTATTATACCTAATACCAAGTTTATTTATTGAATTTACAGGCTTATACTTCCGTTAATGAATCTGCTCATATTACAGGTGTTGCATTAATTCCTAGAATTAGTAGGAATAACAACCTATATACTAAACAAGAATTGGAACGCTTTGACGGTG